CGATCCAAGCCTCGGGCACATCAAGTACCTCGAAGACCAGATGGAAAGCACCCTGGGGATCTCCGACGTCGTGACGGGGCAGGTCGATGTTCAGGTGGCAGAGTCCGGCGTTGCGCTGGCTCTGCGAATGGGGCCGATCATCGACTCTGCGAATGAAAAGGAAGAACTTATCACTGATGTGATGGTTAATTTCCTTCATGACCTGAAGGATTGGTTCCTCTCGTTCGAGGGGGTCAACCTTGGGACGTTGGAGATCGTTCCGACGTTCGGCGAGAAGATGCCGAGGAACCGTGATGCAGAGTTCCAGGAGCTTCTCTCGTTGTTCGCCGAAGGAACGGTCACAGTCGAGTACTTCCTCAAGCGGCTTCGCTCGAAGTTCGGGTACGAGGACATCGACGACAAGATGATCGCGGAGATCGTCAGCTCGCGGCAGGGTGGATCAGGGGATGCTCAGCTTGCCTCGGAGGATGGCGAGGATCTCGGGGCTGAAGATCAGCCCGCTGATGTGAACTCGGATGCAAACGCGAACATCGATGAAGGTGAATGATGGGGTGGGACAAGTACATCTTCAACAGATTGCTTATCGCGATCCCTGATTTTCAACTTGATCAGAATTTCCTGTCGTTCGGCAGGAGGATCGGAGCTATCACCGAGGCGGATGAGCAGGCGTACCTTGCCGTATCCGACAAGATCGCCAAGATCAGGAAGACACGGGCTCTCATCGGAAAGATGAAGGGCAAGAACCTCATTCAGACGCTTTTGGTTCTTGAGCCTGAGCTTCTCTCCGTGAGAACTGTTGATCTGCTCAGAAGGGCGAATCTCGTTTCGGTAACGGAGGGGAACGCCCTTCGAGCCGCGTTGCGCGGGGTTCACCTCCTTGTTCCTGCGATGGGATCGGACGTCGCGCTGGCGAGTCGGTTCACCGCGCTGTTCGGGTCGTTGGCCAGCTCGGACATGGTCAACCTGATCAGGAACCTCGATGACGCGAGGATCAACGAGCTCAGGAGGGTTCTCCTCGGGGACCGCACGAGGCTCAGCAGTCGGGATGCCGCGTACATCCGACAGCTGGTTCTCGACTCGATCGAGCGAGCCCAGCAGATGAGGGCGGCAATCTCTCTTGCTCGGGTGGGGGCCACGACGTACCAGGATCTTGCTCGGGCTCGGGACGTCTGGGCGGCAATCACAGTCCTCGGGGACTCTCTGCTCTCCGACACGGTGCTCAGGAACGCCATCCGGGTAGGGATCATCCCTCGTGAGCGGTACGTCCTGATCAGGGCACTGGAGCAGCTGGGCCTCTCCTCGTGGAAGCGCGGGGTGAACGCCTTCCAGTACGAGAGCTGGTACGCCCGTGGCCTGATGCTCTCCGAGGGGGTCCTCTCGACCGAGATGGTCGAGGCCCTTCGAGCCGGCGGGATCATCTCGAACGACCTGGCGAAGTGGCTGAACCCGGCTGCGCAGATGATCCGGAGCGTGACCCGAGCTGAAGCTGAGAAGTACCGCGGCTCTCGGAGGATCAGGGTTGTGTCCGGCGAGACTCCACTCAAAACGTACCTAAAATCCACGAAGACGACAGATCAGGCTCTTCTGAAGCTTTTGGCCGAGGCCAGCGAAGACGCTCGGAAGGACATCGAGAAGATCCTCGGAAAGAAGACGATCGGCGCCAGGGCGCGCCGCGCGCAACAGGCTCTCATTCGGAGAACGCTGCATCTGAATATGCGTTCTTTATGGGAGCGTGTTGGGTATCTCGTGATTCACGGCGAGAAAGAAGCCGCGATGGCAGCGGTTGAAAGCTCGATGTTTCTTCAGAAAGATCTCTGGGGAGCCGGAGGGAAGGACTTCGCCAGGACCATCGAGGCGCAGTCCCGAGCCGGGATTGACTCGCTGATATCGAGGGATGAGAACGTTCTTCCGCTCTCGAAACGGGTTTACACGAACATGGGGCTCAGCCGTACCAGAGTCGTTCGAGAGGTGCAGAAGGCTCTGCTCAGAGGCCTTAGCGCGCAGGAAATCGCCAAGATCGCAGCTGGGTACATCAACCCGAATACCCCTGGTGGTGTCGCTTATGCAGCCAAGAGACTTGCCAGAACCGAGATCAACAATGCATTTCACTTTTCGCAGATCAGATACACCAGAGAAATGCCCTGGGTTCGCGGGTACCGATGGATGCTTTCCGGTTCACACCCGGACCCGGATATCTGCAACGACATGGCGAACCGGAATCATGACGGGATCGGCCCGGGTGTGTACAAAAAGGGCAATGTACCAGGAAAGCCACATCCGAATTGCTTTTGCTACCTTTTAAACGTCACTGACTCGAATGGAGCTTTTGAAAAGGGGCTTCGCTCTGGAAAGTATGATGAATACCTCAAGAAGATGGATCGGGATACCGGCGTTCTTGATGACGAGTACTCGCGTGATCTGACGTCGGCCTCGAAATCAGCGGCGATTCAGGGGGCGAACATCGGTGGCCGTCTCATCGCAGCGAAGTTCCTCGGGGCGGCAGCGCAGCAGTTGACTACGTGATCTCGTTCATATCCTGATGTATAGTGAAGGCACGTCTTGAGGAGGACTCAATGAATAACTCGAAGCTGAGCTTCGATGCTCGTCGATTCTCCCTTTACGATCTCGCCCTGTTGGTCGGACCAATCAAGGGTGGGGACGGAGAAGGAGAGAACGACGAAGGTGCAACCGGTGGGACCGATGGCGCCGCAGGTGATCCGAACAAGAAAATCACCGCTCTGACTGAAGAGAAAGATCGTCACTACGCGAAACGCAAGGACGCCGAGCAGAAAGCAACAGAGCTGCAACGCGAGCGGGATGAACTGGCGAAGTGGAAAGAAGACCAGGAAAACGCCAAGAAGAGCGACATCGAGAAGCTTCAGGGCAAAGTCGACGAGCTCACGAAGGCGAATACTGACCTTCAGGTCACGATAGACAGGCTCGCGGTGGAGAACGCTTTCCACTTGGCGAATAACGTGGAGTGGCACAATCCGAAGCGTGCATTGGGCATGCTTGATCTCTCTGATGTCAAGGTGGAAAACGGCAAGGTCGACGCCGACAAGATCAAGAAGAAGATCGAGCAGTTGGCGAAGGACGAGCCGTACTTGGTCAAGTCAGGTGGCGAAGAGGGAGACGGAGCCTCTGGTTCTGGAAGCAACGGCAATTCTTCCAATGGCGCCGGTTCTGGTGGAAAGAAGACCGGAACACCGCCAGGGAAGCAGAAAGCCGGAGCAGGAACCGGTCGTGACGTCGAGTCTCTCGCCAAGAAGTATCCGGCGCTTCGTGGTCGTTTCGGAAACAAGTCCTGAGTTTCAATCCGAGCGTCCCGAGGCTTTGAAAGAGGAGGTGTCTCCGCGTGCGCGTGGACAAGACAAGCTCCACTGTCGGCGTTGTTCGAGGAACGCTCGGATTTGACGTCGCAGTTGCGGAGTACGACACGGTCATTGGCGTCGGCATCGACGCTGACGGCCTCGTTCAGAAGGGGGCTGCACGTACCGGCATCGTCGGCGTGCTCGTTCCCACCAGAATCGCTCGCAAGATCGGCGAGCGTTGCGACATCTTCAAGCTGGCCGAGATCCTCGCGGACCCGGGCGACGTGGACGACCTCGGTCTTCGGGCCGGGACCCCGTTCTACGTTGACGACGTCACGGGGGCTTTCACGGACATCTCGACTGGCGCAACACGGATCGGGTACACCGTGGAGGAAGACCGCCTGGTCGTCCACATGGGTGCCGAAGGGGCAGTGGTGAGCTGATGAGCAGGACCCTTCAGCGGATGCAGAGCATCCCTCGCGGTGCGATGGCCCGCGCTCCGAAGAAAGGTCTCGAACTGGTCGACTTGGCCAGCCTCGGGATCTTCCCGTCGATCTCTGGTCGCGATGTTGACCCGCTTCAGGGGTTCAACGCCGCTGGCGATCCCGTCTACCAGACCGTGGACGGCTTCGACCTGAACGTTCTCTGGGAGGAATTCCAGTCGGCCGTCGCCGCGATGAACTCTCAGCGCCAGCCGATCATCGATCTGCTGACGTTCCCCGTTACCGATCCGATCGAGCGGGTTCCGCAGATCAGTTCTGCGGACTTCGAGGAGTCTTCTGAGTACGGCGAGCCTCGGGGAATGCGTCCGGCAGCCGCGTACTTCACTCTGGGCTACGGGTTCAAGTGGTACGACCTGGCGACGCGGTTCACCTGGAGGTTCCTGGCTGATGCCCCGATGTCGCAGGTCGAAGCGACAGCGGCGCTGGCTCTGGAAGCCGACAACCGCCTCATGTTCCGTGAGGTCATGCGGGCTCTGTACACGAACACGAACCGGACTGCTGACATTCAGGGTCAGGCCGTGAACGTTTACGCCCTGTACAACGCGGACGGAACCGTTCCCCCGCAGTACAAGAGCAACTCGTTCCTGAGTACGCACACGCACTACCTCACGTCCGGCGGGGCAGTCGTCAACTCGATCGACCTCGACGACATCCACGAGCACCTTCGGCACCACGGGTACTCGATGGAGAACGGCGTTCAGCACATCCTTTGCGTGAACAGCGCCGAGGGAAAGACGATCCGGACGTTCCGCGTTGCGACGGGTGCTCAGCACGACTTCATCCCGTCCACCGGTCAGCCGGGTCAGTTCCTCGACACGGGAACCGTGCTCTTCGGTGCGGTTCAGCCGGGGAACTCCCTCGGTGGCCTCTCGGTCATCGGGAAGTACGGCAACATGCTCATCATCGAAGACGAGATGTTCCCGCCCGGGTACATCACCCTGGTCGGAACGGGTGGTCAGGCCAACCTGAACAACCCCGTCGGAATCCGCGAGCACAGCAACACGAGTCTTCGCGGGCTCCGTCTGATCAAGGGTCGGGACGACTCGTACCCGTTGATCGACAGCTTCTACAACCGGGGCTTCGGCACCGGGGTGCGGCACCGTGGTGGCGCCGCAGTCATGCAGATCACAGCTTCGGCGACGTACACCGCTCCGACGTTCTGATCATGAGCTGGGTGCAGGGCGGACTTTGCGGCCTCGAAGAGTTCGCTCTGCACCCTTCGGAAAGGAGATCTGGTGGCACGAACAGTTGATTTCGGCAATCTCGATGACGACGACCTTCGGTACATGGCTCAGCGTCCGTGGATGGTGAACGACGCAGAGCGCCAGGGATATGTCGGAGTCGCTAAGCGAGTCGCCGATCTCATGAGTGGTTCCAGCACGAGGCGGACAGGCCCAACGCCTGGTGTCGTGCCGGACATGAGTTCTCTCGCCAAGGCCGAAGAGCCTTCCGAGCCTGGTGACGGAACCGACGTCGACTACGGGGAGTTCGATGATGAAGACGACCCTTCGTACGATGACTGGACACTGGCTGAGCTGAAGCAGGAAGCCGCAGAACGCGATATTCCGTTCCCGAATGCGAAGCCGACGAAGACAGAACTCGCACAGCTCCTTCGGGAAAACGACGAAAGCTCCGAGTAACATCGAGCCTCGCCCCGGATAGGTCGATCCCGAACACAACGGGGTCGGCCTTTTCTGGTTTTGAAGAGAGGGAAGTGAAATGGCAGTTAGCGCAGAACAGATCGCCAGGTTGCGGCGAGTCATGCCCAGCACGACGACCAAGACCGATTCGGAGCTCACGACCATCATCGAGGACGAGGGCTCGGTCGAGGGGGCGGCAGCCGCTCTCTGGGAAGAGCGAGCCTCCGAGGTGGCTGGTCTTGTCGATGTCGAGGAGGCGGGCTCGAAGCGTTCGATGAGCCAGCTCTCGAAGGGTGCAACTCAACAGGTGACGTACTGGAGAAGTGCGGCGCAGGCCTTGGTTCCGGAGGTATCAGGTCGGCCTCGGACTCGACTGATTTCGAGGTCGTGATGTTGTCGACAACGGAGCTCGCGGCGCAGATTGCCCAGACCGGAGCTTTCATCCTGGCGGACTCGACATCGATCATCTTCAGGGTGATGACGAAGACCTCTGAC